CCTTATGCAAGATATCTTCCAGCGGTGCGTCTAGGACGATGGGATGGCAAAGTCAGTTACTTTCAACTAGGTGGATCTACCTACACAAATTTACTGCCCGAAATCATTCCTATTTTAGAACAGTACGACTACGATATCGAGCTAGATGACCAACGTACATATTCTAATACATTTGATTTTAATGTAGTAGAAGAACTTACTTGGGCCCACAAGACCTGGCCCAAAGGACATCCTGCTGAAGGTCAGCCTGTGATGTTGCGTGATTATCAAGTTGAAATCATCAATAACTTCCTACAGAATCCGCAGTGTATACAAGAAGTGGCCACAGGCGCAGGCAAAACAATTATGACTGCTACACTGAGTGCCGCGGTGGAAGCACATGGTAGATCAATTGTTATTGTGCCCAACAAAGATCTTGTGCGCCAGACCGAACGAGACTATGTAAACTTAGGCCTGGACGTTGGTGTATATTTTGGCGATCGCAAAGAATGGGGTCGTACACATACCATATGTACCTGGCAAAGTCTCAATGTGCTGTTGAAGAACACCAAAGCCGGCGTAGGCGATTGCACCATACAGGATTTTATTGAGGGTGTGGTATGTGTCATGGTAGATGAAGTGCACATGGCCAAAGCAGATGCGCTGAAAACCTTGCTGACCAGTGTAATGGCGCAAGTGCCAATTCGCTGGGGGTTGACTGGCACAGTGCCAAAGGAAAAGTTTGAAAGTCAAGCACTGCTGGTTAGCTTAGGACCTGTAATAGGCAGACTGTCGGCCAATGAATTGCAACAACAAGGAGTGTTAGCACAGTGTCATGTTAACATTGTGCAGTTGATGGATCATGTGGAGTTTGCAGACTATCAAAAAGAACTAAAGTATTTGTTAGAGGAATCGGGCCGGCTGGATGCCATGGCGGCGTTGGTTCGTCAAGTAAACGAAACTGGCAATACCTTGGTGTTAGTAGATCGAGTGGCTGCTGGGCATGCCTTGGTCGAACGCTTGGGCGACCGTGCGGTGTTTGTTTCAGGCGCAACAAAATCCAAAGATAGACAAAGCGAATATGACGAAGTGGCCGAAGCAACAGATAAAATCATTGTGGCAACTTATGGTGTGGCTGCGGTTGGTATTAACATTCCTCGTATTTTTAATTTGGTTATGGTCGAGTCTGGCAAGAGTTTTACCAGAGTCATTCAGTCAATTGGTCGTGGCATACGCAAGGCAGAAGATAAAGATCATGTGGAGATCTGGGACATAACTAGTACTTGCAAATTTGCCAAGCGTCACTTGACCAAACGCAAGGCCTACTACAAAGAAGCCAACTATCCTTTTACACAGGAACGACTGGATTGGATGAAGCTGGCTTGATCAATTCAAACAGTAGTATAGGACTAGCCCAGCCAAGTTCATTACAACGATACACAGACAGTTCTACTGCAAAGCCAATTTTTTTTAGTTGTCCTATTAGATCCCAACCAAAATCTGAATACACCAGACTGCCTTGATCGCTGAGTGGATTGCCGTGATACTGATCGGGCAGTCCTTGTTTTACTCGATCCACAGTGACAGCACCAGGATTACCGGCAAAGGGAATGGTCATAAACATACGGCCACCGGGTATGAGCACTCTATAACATTCAGCAAACCCTTGCCAGGGATTGGCCACGTGTTCAAATACATCTTGACTCACAATAATGTCTATGCTGGCATCGGTAAATGACAAGTTTTCAACATCTTCGTGACGTATACCAGGCAGTGCAGCATTGGGCATGTATTCGCTGCCAATCACGGTACACTTGTTGAGATTTTCCAGTGCCCATTCGTAGCTGCTGGTCACTTGTTCTTGTAAGTAAATAATATTTCTGGGTTGGGCAAAAAGTTTTACCGCAGTCATGACCACACGTTGTCTGGCTACTAGATTGCATTGCACACATCTAGCACTCTCTCGGTAGACCATAAACAAGTCGGAACAATCAGAATCGATTGCAAACTCTGTGTTGTTGTTGCAAACTGTGCAGGTGCCATGCGATAAAAACTGTGACAATTCAAACGCTAGCGCAAGATCTTGCTGACAATAAATTGGTGTTTTGGTAATCATTTCATACTATATAGTTGACTTTGTGCGCAGGAACCTGTAAAATGATGTTATGAGAATTCTTACACTTGACAATCAAACTTACGATCTAGATCATCTTCCTGACGAAATAGATGACATGCGCTTCAGCATATTAGACAACTCTAATCCTGTTGACCCAGACTATTATTTTATTCCTTTAATATTTTTAGAAAGTTTTAATTCGCCAGCTCTGGTATTGCGTATTGGAGAACACACTATTCGTATGCCCATGGACTGGCAGGTGCTAATAGGAGAACCTGACATGGGTGATCTCGAAGTGCTACCGTTGACGTCGATCAATGATCGTGGCTTCAAGGTGTTTCAATTTAATCCACTCTCCAGCTTCCGTCCCAGCTTCCCCGATATTGAAATCTTAGATGTCTATCATGAAGTGTCTTGGTATGCACCAAAGTTAAAAAATGGACAGTTGTTGGCTGTGCCAATTACTGACGGCGACAATCCTGAATGCATATATTTTGTTAAGGATATCAGTCGTAACTGTGAAATTGTAGACTACAACAAGGCCTGGTGATCATGGGAACTTATACAGAATTGCAAATGTTTGAAACGCTGAATCGAATGGTAAAATTTTATCTCGAAAGTTGGCCCGATGATCGTGAGCAACTGGAAAGATTCTTACGATGGGCCCATAGCCAATATGGATATACATATGGGAAGTCTTGAACCTGGTGCAACTTACATCTACGAGCGAGTAGACAATCGAATCTATGCTCGTAAGTTTGGCGAAACCAAGCAACAAATGGTAGGATGGACCGACAAAAACGACACAGGCCTAGCCATGCGAGGATATCGCAGCGAGATAAACCAAGTACTGACCATGTGCGAAACTGATCCAGCTATGAAGGAGTTGCTGGATCAGTTGTTTGTGTTGTATAATCTAAAGAAAACCCATGAGTGATAAACTAAGCATTGCCAATGAGATGAAAATGTTTGACCACAAGGTCAGAGATTTCTACGATGATCTGTCAGATGACGAGCGCAAAAAGTTTGCCCCGTTCCTGATGATCCGTTGGGGAAGTTGCGTGGAAGGATCGCGTGACTTACAGGAGTTCTATGTGATTTCAACCAACGAAAGACTGAACAAACACTTTTTTAGTTTCAACTCCACACGCCATAAAAAATTGCAATGGCTCATGGCTACCACGGTGAGTCCTGACATGGGTGCTTTCAAACACAATTGGATTTCGCCCAAAAAGAAAGAAGGCACCGGCGCTGTTCGTAAGCAACTGGCTGAACTGTTCCCGCATTACAAAAGCGACGAACTAGATCTATTGACCACCATTACAACCAAAAAAGAATTAGATGAGTATTTGCGCAAGCATGGAACAGACACAAAATAAATTTGTCTGTGAGTTTTGTAACAAGACATTTGTACGCGAAAGCAGTGTACTGGTGCACATGTGTGAACGCAAGAGACGTAGATTAGAAAAGAGCGAGCGTGGAGTTCAATTAGGCCTCCATGCATTTTTACTATTTTATCGTACACTACAACCTTCGGCAGCCAAGACATTCGATGACTTTGCTGACAGTGCTTATTACAAGGCCTTTGTAAAATTTGGACGCTACTGTGTAGATACACGAGTAATCAACCCGCCGCGTTTTATGGACTGGTTATTAAAACAAAACAAAAAGATTGACCGCTGGTGCAGTGATCAGATCTACACAGAGTATCTTCAGTATTACTTGCCAACTGAAGCAGTGGACGATGCGCTGGCCAGAGCAATAGAATACAGCATGGACTGGAACGAGAAAACAGAGCATCCAGCACATGACTGTTTGCGTTATGGCAATTCCAATGCCATATGTTATGCAATAACAAGCGGTCGTGTGAGTCCGTGGGCCATTTATAATTCTGAGTCTGGTCAGAAATTTCTAAGTGAGCTCAACACAGAACAATTGGCAATAGTATGGCCCTATATCAATTCTGATGTATGGCAAAAGAAGTTTAAAGAGCATCCAGAAGATAAACTGTATGCACAACAAATTTTAACACAAGCAGGATGGTAACATGATTAGAAATATCACAGGTGGTGCAGGCATACACATCTCGGGCAGTGTGTACAATGCGCCTTATATTGACACCACTAGAGCCAGTGCTGGTATGGTTCGTTACATTGGCGGCAATCTTGAAGTTTACGATGGCAGCTCATGGTTGCCGTTGCAATCCAGCTATCCAACAATTGAACTGGACGGTGAAACACGGGAAATCATACGTTGGGCACAGAATCGCATGGTTGAAGAAGAACGTATAAAAGCATTGGCAGCCCAACATCCCACTGTAGCCGATGCCTTGGCAGCACAACAACGAGCTGAGGAAGCTGTGCGTATTGCTGTAGCATTGTGTGATGTAACATGAGCGCAGATATTGACATTGACTTTGCTGACAGAGATCTTGTGTTGAAATTGATTCAGCACACGCCTGCACGACAAAGTGACGGTCGTCGGCACAATTCAGGAGTATACGTCACAGATATTCCGCAAGATCCTGTGAATCAGTGTGCAGCCATAGACTACGAAACAGCAGAACAACGTGGCTATTTCAAACTGGACTTCCTGAACATGAGTGTGTACAGTTTGATTCAAACTCCCGAACACTACGAAGCCATGCTGGCTGCAACTCCACCGTGGAGCAGACTGTGGACTGACGCTCATTGGGTCAGTCAGTTGGCACACGTGGGCAATTACTATGATTTGTTGAAAGAAATGAAACCAGACAGCATACCAAGACTGGCTGCGTTTATATCAATTATTCGTCCGGGCAAAGCACACTTACAACGGCGTCCTTGGCCAGAAGTGTTTGCATCAGTATGGGATGGAGATACCAGTCGGGGCTATACATTCAAAAAGGCACATGCAATCAGTTACGCAGCCTTGGTAGCACTGCATATGAATCTTCTCAACCAAGACGTTTGACCAGGGTAATACTCTTGCGTTTGACCTTTTTGCGGGTAATATCACTGAGACTGCAAACAGGTCCGTGCAGAATTTCCAGATCCTTGTTGCTAAACGTGCGCAGGGTGTGACGGAATCTATCCCAATCTCCGCGTAAGAATATGTTTATGGGTATGCTACGATTGCTTTCCCACCACCAAGTGGTAGCTAAATCTAAAAACATCATCTTGTCTTGCTGGCTAACAATAGCCCCAAAGTCGTAGATTGTTGTAACAGAGTCGTCTCTGTTTTGTACTACTCCTACATACTCGTTGTTAGCATAGACGCACAACGTTATGAAAGGGTATTTTTCAGACAATTTTGCAAAGATATCGCTGCCCATAAATATTATTTGAGGATCACCATGTATTCAATCACCGTTTACTTATACCAGCAGATAACCAGAGTTTTGTTAGTTGACACCAGTGGTGGTTACTTTACTATGAGGTATGACCCAGTGTACGCAAAATATTTAACCATAAACAAGGGCGTGGACAACGTGCTTTTGTTTGAATTTATCAATCAAGATCAAAAACCAGTAAACATTACTGGCAGCAATTTTGTATTCCGTCTAATTGGTCAGAACGGCAATGAACTGTTGCTGTCCAAGGACATGGAAGTACTCAGTGCCAGCACTGGACGTGTCAAAGTAGTGTTAAACACTACTGATACTATTAACCTGCTGTCACAACCAGCCAGTTACAGCATCCAACGATCGGCTGGAAACTATGTACAGGCTGTGTTTGTAGATGACAATTCAGGTGCTCGCGGCGATGCTAATATAGTGGACTCAGTATTTCCGCAGTTCCAAGACAGTGTAAATTTGACCATACCCACTATCTATGGTCCTACTTCTTGGCCAGCAAATCCACCTTCGGGTTGGCCAGACTGGGCACTGACTCCGCAACCATTGAATTATTTGCAACAGACTGAGTTTTACAGTAGTCATATACCTACCTTGGGTGCTAGTTTGACCACGTTCAAAATGGAACTCACACATTTTACAGGAACAATCAAAGCGCAGGCAGCCGAAGACTACGAGTCGCCCTGGTACAACGTCACAGATTCTACACAGTATTTTGACGAAACCAGTACAGTCTATCTTAATGTAGCAGGATTCCACCCCTTGCTCCGTTTGTCGTTTAACCAAAGTCAGGGATGGGGTGCGCAGGCCAGTGCCACAGTGGTCAACGGAGTGGTCACAGGAATTACTCTCAACAACCCAGGCAGCAACTATGTTGCTCCGCCCAATGTTGTTATTGTAGGCAACGGTGCTGGTGCACGGGCCGTGGCTAGTTTGGCCAGCGATGGCACTTGTGGGCCAATAACTGTAATTGATGGCGGCTCTGGATATCTACCTATTACTTTTGGTAACACACTCATGGCCAATGTTATCATTAACAATGGCACAGTGACCAATTTGATGTACCGTTGATACAAACTCTGCTATAATAAGCAGATGCTTGATATTGTTCAATACCTACCTGCAAAACGCAAAGCCAGTCCCAGCGGGTGGGTCAGTTTCAACGCTCCATGTTGTCAACACAACGGCAACAGCCCAGACCGACGTCAACGAGGCGGAATCAAAACAAACGAACAAGGCTGGAGCTATCACTGTTTCAATTGCGGATACACCGCCAGCTTTATCCTTGGCCGCTCTGTAAGCTTCAAGGCCCGTAGGCTCTTGAGTTGGCTGGGTGTGCCTGAACGAGATATTGAACTAGCTAACTTAGAAAGTTTACGCCATCGTAGTATCTACGGCATTGTGGAAGATCGACAACGTGTGGTCAATGCACTACAAGGCATTGATTTTGAAGAACGTGAGCTGCCACCAGGCAGTGAATTGATCACACAGGAACATCCCAAGTACTGGGACTACATTCGTGATCGGTGTGTACCTGAAGACTTTCCCATGATGACTCCTATTCGCACCGACGGAGTTCACTGGACCAGACCTTGTGTGATCGTGCCGTTTACTCATGACAACAAGATTGTAGGATACACGGCTAGGTTTATTGACGGAGCCCGGCCCAAGTTTATAAGTGATCAGCAACCTGGATATGTGTTTGGTGTAGACCTACAACTGTCCAACTGGCAACATGTGTTGGTGATGGAGGGTATATTTGATGCACTCTGCATAGGCGGTGTGGCGGTCATGCACAATGAAATTAGCGATGCCCAGGCTAGAATGATCCGCGGTCTAGGACGGGAAATCACAGTGGTGCCTGATCAAGATCGAGCAGGATTGACCTTGATTGATCGTGCTGTAGAACTAGGTTGGGCGGTGAGCATACCCAACTGGGAAGATTGCAAAGACGTAAATGATGCGGTAAAGAAGTATGGACGACTTGGCACTTTGCTAACTATACTTCAAGCCAGAGAAACCAGCAGAATCAAAATAGAATTAAGGAAGAAACAACTTGTTAAAAAATTACGGAGTTGACGTACAGCGTCTGTTCCTGGAAATGATGTTGGAAGATGCACAGAGCTATGTGCGTGTACAGAACATTTATAACCCAGACAACTTTGATAAAAGTATACGCCAAGCAGCAGAGTTTATTAAAGAACACAGCGCCAAGTACAGCACGTTGCCTGATCGTGCACAGATCATTGCGGCTACAGGAATCAAGTTACAATCAGTACCTGACTTGAATGAAGGACACTATGATTGGTTTATGACTGAGTTTGAAGCGTTTACCAAGCGCCAGGAACTTGAACGTGCAATTCTTAAGAGTGCAGACCTATTAGAAAAAGGTGAGTTTGAGCCTGTAGAAAAATTGATTAAAGATGCAGTACAAATTTCTTTAACCAAGGATCTTGGCACAGACTTTTGGGCCGATCCTGAGGGCATGTTTACCAAGTACTTTGATGCAGGCGGTCAGGTATCAACAGGTTGGCCACAAGTGGATAGACTGCTGTACGGTGGGTTTAGTCGCGGCGAACTCAACATCTTTGCAGGGGGTTCAGGCTCAGGTAAGAGTTTGGTCATGATGAACATTGCCTTGAACTGGGTGCAACAGGGCTTGCATGGCGTTTATGTTTCTCTGGAACTCAGCGAGGAACTCACTGGCCTGCGCACAGCAGCTATGTTAACAGATATGTCAACTAAAGATATTCGTCGAGACAAATCAACAGCGGCCCTTAAAGTCAAACTGGTAGGCAAGAAAGCAGGCAGCTATCAAGTCAAAGCACTGCCAGCACAGAGTAACATCAATGACATTCGTGCGTTTTTGAAAGAGTATCAGATCAAAACTGGACACAAAGTTGACTTTATGATGGTGGATTACCTAGACTTGTTGATGCCCGTGAGTGCCAAAGTTTCGCCTAATGACTTGTTTGTGAAAGACAAGTATGTGAGTGAGGAACTGCGCAACTTGGCCAAGGAACTGGGTATATTACTGGTGACAGCATCGCAGTTGAATCGATCAGCTGTGGAGGAGATTGAATTTGATCACAGTCATATTAGTGGTGGTATTAGTAAGATCAATACGGCGGACAATGTATTTGGTATTTTT